ATGTTGATCCGTAGAGAAGTATTTGAAACACTCCGTGATAACCACCCAGAGTGGCAGTATCACGATGACAGAGTTGAGAATGGACACCCAGACAAGATCTGCTATTCATTCTTTGACTTTAAATCCACACCAGAAGGCTATGTTGGCGAGGACTACACATTCTGTGATCGTGCCGCTGAACATGGCTATGAGATCTGGATTGACCCAACCATTAAGCTAGGTCACATGGGCATTACTGAGTTTGAAGGGTCATTCGGTGAAGAGTATCTCTACCCATTGATTCGCCCAGTAGATGCTAAAAAGGATGCTGCGTAATGGCTACCAAAAAGAAAAAAAGTGTCTCGCTTGCGGTTGGTCGTGGTGAGAAGCTGCCTGTATCTAAGGGCGCTGGGCTTACCGCCAAAGGTCGTGCTAAATATAATGCGGCTACTGGCTCGAATTTAAAAGCACCTCAGCCAGAAGGCGGAGCTAGAAAGAAGTCTTTCTGCGCCCGTATGTCTGGGATGCCTGGTCCAATGAAGGACGAGAAGGGTCGCCCTACTCGTAAAGCGGCTTCATTAGCCAGATGGAAATGTTAAATGACAACGGAATTATGGTTTGGAATCGTACTAGCTCTCTGGCAAGTTCTCTCCTCAGTTGTATTGGGATTGGGGATGTTCATGCTTAAAGAGAACGCTTCCAGAAACAAAGTGCAGGACGAAGAAATGATGCGTCAGAACATTCTATTAAATAAAACCCGTGAGGAGTTGGCACGGGATTACATCACTAAAGTTGAAGTTCGTAGTGATATGCAACAAATAATTAATCGCTTTGATCGGCTTGAAGAGAAGATTGATCGAGTGATCGAAGGACACAAATAATGCCAAGCAAATCTAAAGCTCAGGCACGTTTGATGGCGGCAGTTGCTCATAACCCAGCATTTGCCAAAAAGGTAGGGGTTCCTGTATCTGTTGGGAAAGAGTTCAACAAAGCCGATAAAGGCAGAAAATTTAGAGAAGGTGGCGAAATGAAAGAATCTAAAGCAATGATGAAAAGAGAAGTTGAGTTCATGAAGAAAAAGGGCGCTCCTAAGTCTATGCTCAAGCATGAAATGGCTGAAGCCAAAGGCATGAAAAAAGGCGGCATGGCAGGATGCGAAGCAATTGCCAAGAAAGAAGTTAAGGGTCATGAGAAGCGTATGCACGGCATGGCTCGTGGCGGTGTTTTGGCTGAAAAGATCCGCAATGAGAAAGATGAACTCAAGCGTGTTGGCGCAAAAGAGCGTGACGCTGGCTTTGAGATGAAGCGTGTCAAGTCTGAGATGGCTGTAGACAAAGCTAAGATGGGTATGTGTGGTGGCGGTAAAGTTAAGAAGATGGCTCGTGGTGGCGGCATTGAAATCAAGGGCAAAACCAAAGGCACATTTATCAAAATGAAGGGTTGCTAATCATGGCATTTACAGAAACTGGTAAAGAAAAAGAGAAGCGTGAAGCCTATTACAAGGCTAATCGTGAAAAAGGTATCCGTGCTGAGAAGCAAAAGGAATACGAAATGTTCGGAACTACTGAGCAGAACATTCCTAAAGTAGACACAATGGGTAACGTTACTGGCATGAAGAAAGGTGGATCAGTATCTTCCGCCTCTAAGCGTGCTGATGGCTGCGCAATTCGTGGAAAAACACGTGCCTAATCCAATTAACCCAATTGATCCAATGGATGCTACTGGAGAAGGCAGGTCATACCTTGAGCGTATGACTCGTGGTCTTGGTAACAATGATCCAGAGGTAGCCAAAGACTTTGCAGAGAAGCTAAAGCGCTTTGTAGAAGAAGGCAAGGACATCCGTGCTAAAGAGGCTGCTGCTAAGGCAGACAAGTCAATTGGGGTAAATGAATACAAGCCACGCACTGTTAGTGGTGGTGGCGGTGGTGGAATGGGTTTAGGCAAGATGAATCGTGATATCACCAAGAACTACAAGAAAGGCGGGAAAGTATCTTCTGCCTCTAAACGTGGTGACGGATGTGCTATCCGTGGAAAAACCAAAGGAAAAATGGTATGAGACCTAGCCGTGGAATGGGAGCAATCCTGCCATCTAAGATGGGTAAGGGCGTTAAGAAAGCCCGTAGGGATGACACAGACTTTACTCAGTACGCTGAAGGCGGAGAAGTATGGGATAAACCACGCCCTAAGAAGTTAGGAAAACCTAACAAATTGTCTCCTGTCCAGAAGAATAAAGCTAAATCTATGGCAAAAAAAGCTGGCAGAGCGTATCCTAACCTTGTAGATAACATGAGAGCAGCGAGGATTAAATGACAACTTCAGGCACAAGCACATTTAATCTAGACCTCAATAACCTCGTAGAAGAGGCTTTTGAGCGTGCGGGTGCTGAACTGCGTACTGGCTATGACTTGCGTACTGCACGCAGATCCATGAACTTGCTGACAATCGAGTGGGCTAACCGAGGCATCAACCTTTGGACTATCGAGCAAGGTCAGATTGATATGGTTACAGGGCAAGCCTTGTACCCAATCCCTAGCAATACGATTGACTTGATGGATCACGTTATCCGTCAGAACAACGGCATTCAAAACACCCAAGTTGATATCAATATCAGCCGCATTAGTGAGTCTACCTATGCGACTATCCCAAATAAACTGACAACTGGGCGCCCAATTCAGGTCTGGTTTAACCGCCAATCTGGTCAAAACAACACGACTGCTGTGACTTTAAGTGGAAACGTTTCCAGTACAGACACAACAATTACTGTTAGCAACGCCTCTGCGCTCGCTAACTCTGGCTTTATCAAGATCGGCAACGAGATTATTGGCTATCCAAACACATCTGGAAACCAGTTAATTAACTGCTATCGTGGACAGAATGGCACAACTGCCGCTGCCCATACTAGCGGAGCCGCTATCTCTGTGCAGAACTTACCATCTATTAACGTCTGGCCCACTCCTGATGCAGGTGGTGGTCCATATACATTCGTGTACTGGCGCTTGCGCAGAGTCCAGGATGCAGGTCCAAACGGCAATGTGGAAGCAGATATTCCTTTCCGTTTCTTACCATGCTTGGTAGCTGGCTTGGCTTTCTATATTGCCCAGAAGCTACCTGATGCACAACCACGATTACAGTTTTTAAAGCAGGAATACGAAGAGCAATGGTTGATGGCTGCGACTACCGATAGGGAAACAGCACCAGTACGCTTTGTTCCTCGGACGATGTTCTATGCCTAATAAGTTTGCATCTGGTAAATATGCGATTGCCGAGTGTGATCGCTGTGGTCAACGCTATATGCTTAAGCAGCTTAAAAAGCTGACTATTAAGACAAAGCAGGTTAGCATTAAGGTATGCCCAGAATGCTGGGAACCAGATCAACCACAGTTGTCATTGGGTATGTATCCAGTGGATGATCCACAAGCAGTTAGGGAACCAAGACCAGACGTAAGTTATGCAGTATCAGGCAGTAGCGGTTTACAGATTAATAACAGCAACGACAGAACTGAAGAAGGCGTTGGCTATCCAGAAGGCGGTAGTCGTGTTTTCCAGTGGGGCTGGAGTCCTGTAGGCGGTGCTAGTGGCTTTGATGAGTTATTAACTCCTAACTATCTAGTTGGGATTGGGGTAGTAGCAAACGTAACAGTAACAACAACTTAGGAGTAGAAAATGTCATTCAAAAAAGACGCAGATGGTATTGCCAAAAAAGGCAAAACTGAAGGTAGAAATTTAGGCGATAGCGGTCCAACTGCTAAGGTCGAAACTGGTAAACTAGCAAAGCATGGTGTAAGCTCCATGAAGATGAAGCAAGTAGGTCGTAACCTTGCTCGTGTTGCTAACCAAGGAATGCGTAAAAGCGCAGGAAGAGGTCGTTAATCATGGCTAAATTTTCTAAAAAAGTAATGGGCAAAGAGGTAGGCGATGCAAAAGTCTACGCTGCACCCCATACTATGAAGGGCAAAGCGATGGACGCAAAAGATGCTATGCAAGCGGTTAGCCGCAAACCTGATCCTAATACACTGAAGTCTGGCGATTTACGTCCAGGCGGTCAGCCATCCCCACGTGTAAGCATGGGTGATCCAGGTCGTGATGATGTTAAAACTACAGGCATCAAGATCCGTGGAACTGGCGCTGCAACCAAGGGTGTAATGGCTAGAGGACCAATGGCATAATGAATTACTCAGAGCTATATCAGGCGATTCAAGCCTACGCTGAAAACTTTGATGACTCGACTGGCGGGTTTATTGCCAATATCCCTGTGTTCGTTCAGAACGCAGAGCAACGGATATACAACACTGTCCAGTTAGCATCCCTGCGTAGAAACTCGACTGGTTCAGCTACTGCAAGTAATCCATATTTGTCAGCTCCTGCCGACTTTTTGGCGTCATTCTCTCTGGCGGTCATTGACCCAGTAACAGGCGAATACTTATATCTTCTAAACAAAGACGTAAACTTCATTCGCCAGTCCTACCCCAGTCCGACTTTTACTGGTAAGCCAGAGTATTACGCCTTATTCGGTCCGCAATACACAGACAATAATGAGCTAAGTTTCATCCTTGGACCTACTCCAGATGATGACTATCAGATGGAACTTCATTATTACTACTACCCACCAACCATTGTTCAAGGCGTTATTACTGGAACAAACACATTGGTGGCTGGTACTGGTTATGTAAACGGCTACTATGAGAACGTTAGTCTTTCTGGTGGCTCAGGCTCTGGCGCAACCGCAGATATTACTGTCTCTGGAAACGTAGTCACAGCTTGCGCAGTCAGAAATGGTGGATCTTTCTATAGACCATCAGACGTATTAAGCTGTTCGAACTCTAGCATTGGTGGCGCTGGTAGTGGATTCTCTGTAAATGTCAGCTCAATTTCTAACGCTAACGGCACATCATGGCTTGGCGATAACTTTGATTCCGTACTTTTGTATGGTTCATTGTTAGAAGGCGGCACATTTATGAAGTCCGATGCTGACATCATGGGTGTCTATAAGACCCGTTATGACGAGGCTCTAGCATTACTCAAGCGTTTGGGCGATGGCTTAGATCGTGGCGATGCTTACAGAGATGGTCAAACAAAGTTAAAGGTTAAAACCTAATGGCTCTTTCACAGACCCTTACAACTTCATTCAAAGCTCAGTTATTTGAGGGGGTTCATGACCTCCTAAATGATGATATTTATATTGCTCTTTACACCGCATTAGCAGACCTGAACGAAAACACCACAATTTACACAACAACCCAGGAAATTACTGGCGTTGGGTATACCGCTGGCGGAAAGCTAATGACGGGCGTAACTGTATCGTCCTATGGAAATACAGCTTACGTTAACTTTGCCAATGTAGTTTGGAACCCAGCAGCATTTACTTGCTATGGCGCCCTGATCTACAATGCTTCAAAGGGCAATAAATCAATTGCAGTACTAGATTTTGGTGGTGGAAAGAGTTGTGACAACACATTCACGATTACGATGCCAGCTAACACGTATACAACAGCGTTAATTCGCTATTCTTAAGGAGTAATTATGCAAAAGGAATTATCTAATTTTGGCGATCACGCTGTGGCTACGCTGCAAGCTAATGCAGTTGGCGCTGAATCTGTAGGGATTGCTGGTAACTATCATGTAGTTTGCCGTGATAAAGACGGAAATGTTAAGTGGGAAGAGGGCTTTCCTAACCTAGTTAATGCCGTAGGCAAACAATTAATGCTAAACACATTGTTAGCTGGTAGCTCATACACAACAGTTGGACCATTCTTAGGTTTGATTACTGGCGCTACTCCAACATTCTTAGCGGCTGACACAATGTCTTCCCACTCTGGCTGGACTGAGTTTACTGACTATACAGTTGGCGGTTCTGCTGTTCGTGGTACTGCGGTATTTAGCTCTGCAACTTCTAGCGGTTTAAGCCCATCTAACGTAACTACAGCGGCTGCTGCTGCAATTACCTACACCATTACTGGTTCAGGCGGTATTGTTAGTGGATGCTTCTTGGTAACAGGTTCAGGCGCAAGCTCAACAATTAGCAATACTTCTGGTACTTTGTATAGCGCTGGTGCGTTCTCAACAGCCAAGACAACAACTGCTGGTGACACTGTTTCAGTAACATATAGCACAACAGCAACTTCATAAGGAGCCTTAAATGGCTTTAGTCTTAGCTGATCGTGTCCAAGAGACTACGACATCGGTAGGTACGGGCACTGTCACCCTAGCGGGTGCAGTGCTTGGGTATCAATCGTTTGCTGTTATTGGTGACGGCAATACCACTTTTTACACTATCGCTGCACAAGGTGGCGCTGATTGGGAAGTGGGTATTGGTACATATACCGCTTCTGGAACTACTTTATCCCGTGATACTGTTCTTGCATCCAGTAATTCTGGTAGCTTAGTTACCTTTGGCGCTGGCATTAAAGCCGTATTCGTTACTTATCCATCAGAAAAATCAGTAAACCTGAACGCAAGTGGAAACGTTTCCGCTTTAGGCACAGTTTCATCTGGAACATGGCAGGGAACTACAGTAGGTGTAGCCTATGGCGGTACTGGAGTTACTGCATCTAGCGGTGCAAATTCCGTAGTTTTACGGGATTCCAACCAGAATATCTCTGTTAATAGCGTTACCCAGAACCTCACTAAGACAGTTTCCGCTGGCGGTACAACCACGCTGACATTGGCTTCTAGCCATTTCCAAGTATTAACTGGCACATCTGCGCAGACATATCAGTTGCCTGACGCTACCAGCTTACCAACTGGATCTGCATGGATCTTCGATAATGACTCTACACAGAACTTAACTGTTGTAGACAACGCTTCTGGAACAGTAGATGTTGTTGCTCCTGGCGGTTACTCAACAGTATTTCTAGAGGCAAACGGCACAGTTGCTGGCGAATGGGGTCGTTTTGGCATGATCCCAGCAGAAGTTAACTGGGGCACAAACAGCCTAGCATTAGCTTCTACTGTCGTTTCTGGTGGTACTTGGCAAGGCGGAACAATCCAGTCTGGCTATGGTGGCACAGGTTTAACTACTTTTACCGCAGCTAACTATGCCCTGTATTCCACATCAGCATCAGCTTTAACTGCTGGCACATTGCCAGTAGCAGCTGGTGGTACAGGCGTTACTACCTCAAGCGGAGCTAACTCAGTAGTTATCAGGGACGCAAATGCTTCAGTTTCTGGTAGCCAGCTAATTGCTTCCAACGGCATCGTAGTAAACAACCAGACAGTAGGAACTAGCTACTCCATTCCTTCTGGATATTCAGCCACCTCCGCTGGTCCTGTAACTGTATCAAGTGGGGTTACTGTGACTGTGCCATCTGGCTCTAGGTGGGTAGTGCTGTAATGTTTGGCATAGCATCGTTCGCTCAAACCCCGTTTGCTTCTCTAGCAAGCGTATCGTTTACGGCTGATGTTACAGAAAACATAGGAATGGATGACGCAAGCAGTCAGCGTTATGACTACCAGCAAGCTATTACAGAACCATTCACCATTACTCAAGACGAATCATTTAATGCGCTATTTGTAGTTGGACTTACAGAAGGAAGCACATTAGACGACTCCAGCACCCAGCAATCTGCGTTCCTACAAAGCCTGTCAGAAGGATGGATTGCAGCAGATTCTGAGGCAATTGCAGCCCAGTTTGCGGTATCTAAAGCAGAAAATATAGATATGGCAGATGTATATGCCACCTACTTTGCTTTGTTAGAAACCCGTCTTGAGCCTATTGATTCCGTAAATGATGTAGAAACTATTACAGCCCAGTTCGCTGTAAGTCGTACAGAGAACGCTAATCTGGCTGATACTCCTGCCTCAACATTCCAGTACATAAGCTCAATTACCGAGCCTATGACTATGGGTGATAGTAATTCCAGTTCCGCTGGCTTTGCTGGTAGCGTAGTTGAAAACATGACAATGGAAGATTTTGAAGCCATTGCCAATGCGTTCTTGTTTAGTATTACTGAAGACTCAACCATCAATGATGTTGATGTAGGTTCCCTGGGTGGAAACGTTTCCATTTCCGAGGGAATCTCGATCATTGAATCTGAGTTTATCGGTGCGCAATTCGCTGCAACAATTAACGAAATTATCGTGCTGACTGCCTATTCAATTGAAAAAGGTTGGTTTAAAATCAATGACAATCAGACAGCTAATTGGAGCGCTATTAATGATGGTCAAAGTCCTGGTTGGGGAGAGATTTCATTTACTCAATCCGCCAATTGGACTAAGATCAATAATGGGCAATAAAAGGACAATATGGCATCTACTTACTCAACCAATCTAAAGATCGAGTTAATCGGTACTGGCGAGCAGTCTGGCGACTGGGGCACAACCACCAACGAAAACTTTACGAATGTCTTTGAAGATGCCATTGTAGGTAGAGCAAACCCAGAATTTCCATCTGATGCCAACCTTACCTTAACTTATACAGATACAGTAGCTAGCCAAGATGCTCGCTATTTCTACTTAAATGTAACCTCTGCGGTCAGCCTTTCTACCACCCGTAACCTTGTTGTTCCTACAATCAATAAGACTTATGTAGTAGAAAACAACACTTCTGGCGGTCAAGCAATCGTAGTTAAAACTGCCGCTGGCACAGGGATCACAGTCCCGAATGGTCGTAGAATCCCGCTTTATGTGGATGCTACAAACGTAGTAACCGCATGGGATTACACAGGCGAGAACGTATCCGTAGCTGTAGGTACTACTGCCCAACGCCCTGGAACACCTAAGCAAGGTGTCATGCGGTACAACACCACAACTTCACAGTTTGAGGGTTATGATGGTTCTGCTTGGGGGCAACTAGGCGGTGGAGCATCAGGTGGTGGCGGTGATGAAGTATTCGTGGAAAACAGCATGGTTGTGACTACGAACTATACTTTGCCTACAGGTAAGAGCGCATCATCTGTTGGTCCAATTACCATCAATTCAGGTGTCACAATTACTATTCCTGGCGGACAACGCTGGGTAATACTTTAAGGAAATATTATGCCAATCGTATTAGCAGGGGCAACTTCTGGTCAAGCCACAGTCCAAGCCACAGACGCTGCAACCGTCACGCTGACATTACCAGCCACTAGCGGAACATTATCCGTATCAGGTGGCTCACCTTCTTTTGCTACCCTGACAGTCACAGGCGATGCAACTATATCAGGTCTTACTGTTGGTAAGGGTGCAGGTAGTGTAGGAACTAATACAGCATTAGGTGCTAGTGCTTTGGCTGCTAATACATCTGGTGATAGCAATGCTGCCTTAGGAACGCAAGCATTACAAGCTAATACTACTGGTTATGCCAATACGGCTACTGGTCAATTATCACTTCTTACTAACACTACTGGAAACTTAAACACAGCAAGTGGCGCAAGTGCTTTAAGATTAAATACCACAGGTGCTAATAATTCTGCTTTTGGCGCACAAGCACTTTATTCAAACACCACCGCATCAGGCAACACAGCAGTAGGTTATCAAGCGCTGTATAGCAATCAAACTGGAATTAGACAAACCGCTGTAGGTTATCAAGCTGGAAATGCTTGTGTATCAAATGAAGGAACTTACATAGGTTTCCAAGCAGGATTAGTTTCAACTGGTGCATATAACACCATCATTGGAGCATACGCAGGTTATGGCTTGACAACTGGCACGGCAAACACGTTTGTTGGTCCATCAGGGGTTTATGGCTCTGG